CGTAGTTAAATTAGTGGTTTTGGTGTCACCTAGCACAGTTACATCAAGTAATGTAACTGTGCTGCCGAATGCTTAAGCATCCGGCTTAGGTGTTTCTACTGCAGAAACGATGGGTGCAACCACGGGTTCCCCATCAATAAGACCTATCTCAATCGCTTCATCGCGATTAATAGGATCGTTCAGAAACTGCAACAATGCATTCGGATCATGGTCAAACCTTGCCCGAATCTTAGCAGGCAACGCCATAAAAGCTTCTTCAGAAGCTCTAACTGCATTAATAGCAGAATGGTAATCAGTAATACCACTGAAATCGCCGTATTGAGGCGGAATAGGGACAGTTGGTAACTCCCCTGTTACCCCAAATCGTTCGACTATAACATTAATGTCGCACTCGTCTTTCATATGCTGCTGAGCCAAACTCGGGTCTTTACATTCAAGACCAGTCTCATCAGACACCTTATTCATATCGTAATTGTACGGATTACGTACAAACACAGTCGTTTTACTCATTTAATACCTCTTATAGACTTATAAGCACGAGAAATAATATTATCCAATGAACTTTTAGCATTGCTAAAACCTTTCTCGCCATAAGCAACTGCATCCTTAATATTGCGAACAATATTTGTATCAGGCGCAGGCGCCTTACCCACTTCAGTTAAATTAGCAGTTGCATTGGTATTTCTAGCATTAGCAATACTACTAGCAGCACTAGCTGTATTGCTATTAATCTGTGAACCTAATACACCTAAATCATAATAAAAACGAGTTGGCATTTGTTCAACTTCAATAGCAGTTTTTCTAGCCTGCTCAGCAACTTGCTTTGCAGTCTGAATATTCAACTGCTCTTGAGATTTAGCCACCTCTATCTGGGCTTTAGTTAAAGCAGGTAAAGCTCCTTTAGTTGCACCCTCAATAGCGGCTGCACCTATATTTTCTGCTTTATACGAAGCACCTTGCGGAGTTGAAGCTCCGCCTTGTGAATAAGCCAACATAGGGGATAATCCGGCTGCGTTCAAATCAGCTACTGCACGCTGATATGACGTACCGGACATACGCTCTTGAAAATCCAACTGAGCTTGAGTAGATGCAGCAGTCTGCTTGTTCGATAATATAGAACCAGTAAGACCACTTAAAGCACCAACAGCAGCTCCTGCAAAACCATCAAATAAACCCATACTCCACTCCGTTCCGTTTCCGATCTACTTGTTACCAAGTAGACCGGTTATTAAAACAATTAGAAGTGATCGATTAAGCCAGGTACAGAGTACATTGGCATTGGTCGAGCCATCTTACAATCAAAAAACGCATCCATCAAAAATTGCTGACCGTTAGCTGCCGCACCTACTGCAGTAGTACGGTCAATAGGTGGCGTTTCTTGAATAAACGTTGCATTTAATGTAGGAAGTGAAGTGAACTTCTGAGCATAATGCCATGCATCAATAGTACCTGCAGAAGTAGACTTAAACAAACCAGATATTTGACTTGGCTTATAACGGTATTCTGCCCAACGTTCTTGATATCCAAATACGTTGTTATCAGTAGACGTACCCGTTACATAAATTTCCTTATTCAAAATAGCCTGTTCGCCAAGATGAGCAAATACTGGGAAATAAAAATCATAACGAGTTGAACGTGACCACATACGTGGTAAACCTTGCTGATATGTCAAATCAGCACGTACATTCACCAAACCAATTATGTATCCATGTTCTTGAGCATGATACGTAAAACCATGTCCACTAGCCAACGCAGTACCCATTGCAGCCAAGTTACCAAGCGGAGTAGCACCGCCAGAAATCGAAGTAGCAGACGTCTGAGCAATCGGGTTAACGTTGACATAAGTGGAACCTCCACCAATATATTCAGGACGTTGTAGACGGTAATCTTGTGGAGTAACTCCAAAATGAGCGCGTAACAATTCTGTGTAGCGTGTACCACCACGAGCATCACGCTCTAACAATCTCTGAATCTGGAATGACTGACGTAACTGATTAATAGTTGCAGCAGTAGCAGAACTTAAATCAGCATAAAGACCTGAACTACCGGAAGTAACAACACCCATTGCTTTTAAATCAATGGGTTGACCCGGATTAATAGTAGTACCGACAGCCTGATTATATGAATTAGCATCAGCAGTAATACGATCATTAGAACCACGCAAACCTAAATTGCCTGCGTTTTGCGTTAGACCCAAAGCAATACCAGTACCATAAACAGGAGCAGAAGTGCCTAAAGGCAAACTAACTGCTGCACCTTTCTGTGGCCAAGGTAAAGCACCGGTAAAATAATCTTTACGCTTACCACGACGTACTAAAGAATAATCAGCAGGTACATCACCACTATCACCAGTACGAACAGTTAAAGAATTTTGTAAATTCTCATCTCTAAACCATTCATTATAAATAAGATTATACGCACGTAATGGCAAAGCATTATGCGTAACAGTATTA